GGTCAATGTATACAACCACCAAGAGGCAATCCACGCAACCCCATTTAACACGGCAGAGACAACACGCATATCCACACTTGGAATATTAAATGTGGACGAGGGCGAAGAAAAATTGTTTTTTTCCCTTGACAACATCCGAGAGAAGTGTTATTATTATGCTATCAACTCAAAAGTTTTAGAAACAGACGGAAAGCTTTTGCGAACACTAACCGATAATATTAATAAAAACATTGGCAAAGAAGTTCGTGCCGGATTTCAGGTCTACTCTACCTCTTACGAACAGAACTACGGCTACTTGGTGGTAAACACTGAGAAGACCAACAATTAGGAATTATATGAAAACCGCACTAACCTTTTTTAAAAACCACTGGAAAAGAATGACTACTCTGTTTGTTCTTTCAATGGTCGGAACTTTTGCAGCAATCCAAGTTAACAAGAATGGAATTGAATTTGGAAAGCAAATTGGACGATGTGAAATTACCTGTGCTCTTTTTATGGGTGACTTTGTTGCCCTCGATGGCGACGGGTGTCAATGTGAATTGGCAACAGGTTTTACCGTCACCATTCCACTCGACCCAGATTTTTTTGAAATTTCTTTGACAGAAGAATAAAACTATGTTACAATCTATAACAGCAAAGCGAGAGATTTATCGCTTTGACTCTAGACCAACCAGTCACAACTACAAGGAGAAAAGACAATGGCAATTGATTTAGATAAAATGAAAGCCCGCAAAGCGGCACTTCAAGGCAAGGGTCCGAAGAGTGATACCTTCTGGCGTCCACAGGACGGCGAGCAGACTATCCGTATTGTTCCCACTGCCGATGGCGACCCCTTCAAGGACTTCTGGTTCCACTATAATGTGGGCAACAACCCAGGTTTCCTTAGCCCGAAGAAGAACTTCGGTGAAGAAGATCCACTCAACGACTTTGTTCGTAAGCTTTTTAACGAGGGCACCGAAGAAAGTATTAAGATGGCGAAGTCACTTATGGCACGTCAAAGGTTTTTCTCGCCCGTACTTGTACGCGGTGAAGAAGATAAGGGTGTTCGTATCTGGGGATATGGAAAGACGGTATATGAGCAATTGCTTAACCTCGTTCTTAATCCAGAATACGGAGATATTACCGATACTGAGACAGGAACAGATCTTGTTCTCCACTATGGTAAGCCCCCTGGAGCAAGCTTCCCACAAACGAAGCTGACTCCTCGTCGTCGCTCCTCTGTCCTCTGTGATGAGGCGGTTGGCGGTGACAATCGTTGCGCGGAATTGCTTGAAAGCATTCCAGAATTCGACACGCTCTTTGAGCGTAAGACGCCAGCAGAGGTAGGCGCTATGTTAGACGCCTATCTGCTTGGTGAAGAAGGCACCAACGAGGAGACTGGTTCAACCACAACCCCTCCTCCCTCC